AATCTGACTAATACTGCAACAATAACTACTAACATCACTACAACTGCAGATACATTTACGAACTCATCATACTTAGTTGCTGATGGTAACTTCTTAAAAGTATATGACAAGTTTAATGATCAATACATTCACATTCCTGCCGCATCATCAACTGCAGGGATCATGGCGGCAACTGACTTACAACGTGCACCATGGTTCTCACCTGCAGGTACAAGACGTGGTCAGTATCTTGGAATAACTGCAATCTCTTGGTCGCCAACTAAAGCACAAAGAGATACGCTATATAAAGCAAGTGTTAACCCAGTTGCGAATATTCCAGGTCAAGGTGTGCTGTTGTTCGGTGATAAAACTAAACTAGGTCGCCCATCTGCATTCGACAGAATCAACGTAAGACGATTGTTCTTGGTTCTTGAACGTGCAATTGGTAAAGCGGCAGAGCAAGCAATGTTCGAGTTTAACGATGAGTTTACTCGCGCAGAATTTGTCAACATTATCGAACCAGTACTTCGTGAAGTAAAAGGTCGTAGAGGTATAACAGACTTTAAAGTTGTCTGTGATGATACCAACAATACGGCGGCAGTAGTAGATAGAAACGAATTTATCGCAAACGTGTTTATTAAACCTGCACGTTCTATCAACTACGTGACTCTAAACTTTGTCGCAGTTCGTACAGGTGTTGACTTCGAAGAAGTCGTAGGCACAGTGTAAGGAGGAAACAATGGCAATTTTAGGAGTCGATGATTTTAAAGCAAAACTGAAGGGTGGGGGCGCACGTCCTAATCTGTTCCAAGTTACCATAAACTATCCTGCCTTTGCAGACGGTAACCCAGAACTAACATCCTTTTTATGCGAAACTGCAGAACTACCTGGTTCTACATTCGGTCAAATAGTTGTACCTTTCCGTGGTCGCCAATTAAAAATGGCAGGGGATCGTACATTTGCTGAATGGACAACAACTATTATCAACGATACAGACTTCGCTATCCGTGACGCACTAGAGCGTTGGATGAATGGTATCAATGGACACAATGCCAATACTGGTCTTGGAGTTCCTGTTGCATACGAAGCAGATCTGAAAGTTGAACAGTTGGATAGAGATGGGTCAATTCTGAAGACGTATAACTTCCGAGGTGCATATCCACAAGATCTCGCACCTATCCCATTATCATTCGGTGACAATGACAACATCGAGCGATTTACATGTACTTGGGTATACCAGTACTGGGAGTCAAATACAACAACCTAAATAAATAACAGATAGGGCGGTAATACTGCCGCCCTTCTATTTTTATCTGAGGACTACTATGGCAGAAAATGATGGATTAAAGTTATTTGGTTTCGAAATCAAACGTGCCAAAAGCAAACAAGATGAGAAACTACCCTCTATCGTTCCCCCAAGGGATGATGAAGGTGGTAGTTATGCCACAGCATCGGGTACACATTATGGTCAGTATCTTAATATGGATGGTGACGATTCAAAGGACAACTATCAATTAATAATGAAATATCGCGGAAACGCGATGCACCCAGAAGTGGATGCCGCAATTGAAGATATTGTTAATGAAGCAATTACTGGTAGTGAACTTGATCAGACACTAGATCTAAACCTTGACCAAGTAGAAGCACCCGACAAAATCAAAAAATTAATTAAAGAAGAATTTGATACAATCTATTCTATGCTCAACTTCAAAGAGTTGGGACACGACATCTTTCGTAGATGGTATGTCGATGGCAGATTGTACCACCACTTAGTGTTGAACGAGAGCAATCCTAAAGAAGGTATTCAAGAGATTCGTCCTATCGATGCCGCTAAGATGCGTAAGGTTAAGAAAATTAAGTATAAGAAAGATCCTATAACAGGGGCAAAGATAGTCGAGAAGACTGAGGAGTTCTTTGTATTCCAAGAGAAACCTGGCAGTTCTACTAATGGCATCAAGATGACAAATGACTCTGTCTCTTATGTCACATCTGGATTACTGACAGAAGATCGTAAGAAGATTATATCTCACTTGCACAAAGGGTTGAAACCAATCAACCAGTTAAGGATGATGGAAGATGCGTTGGTTATCTATCGTCTAGCACGTGCACCAGAGAGACGAATGTTTTATATTGATGTAGGTAACTTACCACGTGGTAAAGCAGAACAGTATATGAAAGATATCATGGCACGATATCGAAACAAACTTGTATACGATGCTAAGACTGGTGAGATCCGTGATGACCGTAAACACCAATCACTACTTGAGGACTTCTGGTTACCAAGACGTGAAGGTGGTCGAGGCACTGAGATCAGCACATTACCAGGTGGAGAAAACCTAGGACAGATCGAAGACATTATCTATTTCCAAAAGAGAATGTATCGTTCACTAAATGTTCCGATGTCTCGATTAGATCAAGAGTCGGTTCAAGGTATCCTTGGCAGATCTACAGAAATTAACAGAGACGAACTAAAATTCCAGAAGTTTATTGACAGACTGAGAATGAGGTTCTCTCACCTTTTCTATGGTATCCTAAAGAAACAACTCGTTATGAAAGGCATTTGTACCGAGGATGATTGGGATTCATGGAAAAGTGACATCACAGTTGATTATGTAAAAGACAATCACTTTACAGAATTGCGTGACGCTGAAATGTTACAGAACAGATTAGAGTCCCTAGATAGGATTGCTAACTATGTTGGCGAATACTTTTCTAAAGAATGGGTACAGAAAAATGTTCTACAACTTTCAGATGATGAAATCGAAACTATGAGTAAGCAGATGGATGGGGAAGAACCTGAAGAAGGTGAAGAACAGGATCTACCAGACGATAACCCAACTGCAGGACAAAAATTTGAATTGAAACCTGTAAAAGGAGATGAAAAGGATGAGCGAGATGAGTGAAGAAATGCGTGACTTGATTCAAAATGCATTGGATCAGGACTTTAATAAAGCAAATAAAATTTTCTCTGACGTTATGACAGTGAAGGTACAAGATGTTCTTGACCAAGAAAAGATTAAACTAGCAGACAACATATACAATGGTGCTGAAGAAATAGAAGATGATGATGAAGAGGAAGTCGAAGTTGATGATGATCAACTGGAACTAGAATTGGAAGATGAAACAGATGATCAAGAAACCGAAGAACCTGAGACCGTGGAAGATGCCCCAGAGGATCTACAGGTCGCCAGTGATCATGTGGAAGTCGAAGTGGATGACGAAGACGGAGAAGGGGAAGACGATCCGTTACCTGAAGAGTCTTGATGATGTCAAAGAATAAGAAATTATAAATAATATAAATTAAATGAAAACATTTGATCAAATAAGAGAGTCACTAGGACGCAAACCGAAAGGTCAACTTGTTCTTAACAAGAAGATAGGTCGCATCCAAGTTATGGTATATAAGGAACCTAAAGGGTTCGTTGCATACGTAGACGGTGACCGATTAGATGTATATCGAAGTAAGGGTGAAGCAGAGAAAGCGGCATCCGAAATGATAAAGGTATTAAAGAAATGAAACTGATTGCAGAATTTACCGAAAATAATCTGGAAGTTCTTACAGAAGAAAATGACAATGGCGAGAAAACATACGCTATTGAAGGTATCTTTATGCAAGCAGAAACTAAGAATAGAAACGGTAGAATCTATCCTAAAGATGTTATGGTCAAAGCAGTCAATAAGTATGACGATGAACAAGTATCTAAAGGAAGGGCAGTTGGTGAGTTAAATCACCCAGATGGTCCTACTGTAAATCTAGATAAGGTTTCCCACAAAATAGAATCTCTTAATTGGCAAGGGAACGATGTTGTGGGTAAAGCGACTATATTGGAAACTCCTATGGGTAAGATCGTAAAAGGATTACTTGATGGTGGTGTCAATCTAGGCGTATCGACTCGTGGTATGGGAAGTTTGAAGAACGGTAATAACGCAATGGTAGTGCAACCAGATTTTATGCTGAATGCAGTAGACATTGTTCAAGATCCATCTGCACCTAGCGCATTTGTTAATGGGGTTATGGAAGGTGTTGAGTGGGTTTGGAACAACGGTATTATCGAGGCGCAAACAATTGAACAAATGGAGACTGAAATTAAGAAGACTCCGCGATCTGATCTTTATGAGACGCAGGTTCGTGAGTTTAAGAATTTCCTCTCGTTACTCAAAACTAAATGAAAAAGGAGTCAAATATGACTGAAGAAGTTCAGGATCAAGAACTCCATGACGAAGTAACAGACGAAGTTGTGGAAGAAGCACACGATCCTAAAAATGCTGAAGCACAGTCAGTTGCCGCAACGGATAAGGCAGGGGATGCCACTGGAAGCGCACCAAAGCGTAAAGGTGACCAGACCAAGAAAGATCCGATGAAAATGTCAACCAAAGGTAGTATGATTACTGCTATGGTTCACAAGATGCAAGGTATGTCAAAGGCAGAAATGGCCAAGTTACATGCTTCGTATCATGAAGGCACTGAAGTAGACGCAGAAGCAATCGTTGAAACAAAGGCAGATGTTGACGTAAGTGTTGACTTCTCCGAAGACCTAAATGCACTTGTTGAATCAGAGGCAACTCTGTCAGATGAGTTCAAAGGTAAAGCAGAAACAATCTTTGAAGCGGCAATCAAATCAAAATTGTCCGAAGAAATAGATCGTTTAGAAACAAAATACGAGGAAGAATTAGCAGAAGAAGTTGCTTCTACTAAAGCAGACCTCGTAGAGAAGGTTGACAATTACCTAAACTACGTAGTTGAGCAGTGGATGGATGACAATAAACTTGCTATCCAAACTGGTTTGCGTACTGAGATTGCAGAAAATTTCATGAACAGTCTAAAAGACTTGTTTACTGAATCCTACATCGAAGTTCCAGAAGCAAAGGTAGACCTTGTTGACGAACTTGCCGCTCAAGTTGATGAACTTGAAGAAGCAAACAATGATGTTATCAAGAAGAATATCGAGATGACAGAAGAACTAGAAGTGTTGAAGCGAGAGAAAGTAATCGCAGAAGCATCTGAAGGTTTAGCGGCAACCCAAGTTGAAAAACTTAAAAAACTCGCTGAAGATGTAGACTTTGAATCAGAAGAAACTTTTGCTAAGAAAGTTGCGACTATCAAAGAATCATACTTCACAAAGAAAACTACTGAGTCTGCAGATATTGAAGTAGAAGAAGACGATTCACCAATCGTTGAAAGCACTTCTGGGGCAATGGCGCAGTATCTATCAGCAATCCAAAGAACAAATAAATAGGAGTTCTATCAAATGAATACTGTATCATATGATAAGTTGATGGAAAAGTGGGCACCAGTACTGAACGAAGAATCAGCAGGTGCTATCACAGACAACCATCGTAAAGCGGTTACTGCCGCAATCTTGGAAAACCAAGAACGAGAAATGAACGAGCAAGCGACTCAGTTGAACGAGGCAGTGCCTACAAACTCAACTGCAGACGTAGCGAACTGGAACCCTGTTCTAATCGCTCTCGTTAGACGAGCAATGCCTAACCTAATGGCATATGACATCTGTGGTGTACAACCAATGTCAGGTCCTACAGGTCTAATCTTTGCAATGAAATCACAGTACGAGACAACTCGTGGTGGTGCAACTGCAGGTGACGAAGCATTGTTTGGCGAAGCAATCACAGGTTACTCAGGTGACTCTTCTGCAACTCATGATGCCACACAAGGTCCTTCAGGATTGGCAGGATTAACAAACGCAAACGATCCTCTAACAATCGACTCTGACCGTGATGGCACAGGTTTCGGTGGCGGTATGTCAACCGTAGACGCTGAAGGTTTAGGTTCAGGTGCAGGTTCACCTAACTCATCTTTTGCTGAAATGGGTTTCACCATCGAAAAAGCAACAGTGACTGCGAAGTCACGTGCGTTGAAAGCAGAGTACACTCTAGAATTAGCACAAGACTTGAAAGCAATTCATGGTCTTGACGCTGAGACAGAGTTGGCGAACATTCTTTCAACAGAGATCATGGCAGAGATCAACCGCGAAGTGATCCGTACTATGAACTCACAAGCGAAAACAGGTGCTTCAACATCTAACACATCCGTAAACGGTATCTTTGACGTACAAAACGATGCTGACGGACGTTGGTCAGTTGAGAAGTTCAAAGGTCTGATCATGCAGATCGAACGAGAAGCAAACACAATCGCAAAAGAAACACGTAGAGGTAAAGGTAACTTCATGGTGTGTTCTTCTGACGTTGCTTCTGCACTTGCGGCATCAGGTATGCTAGACTACGCACCTGCAATGAACACCTCATTGAATGTTGACGACACAGGAAACACATTCGCAGGTACATTGAATGGTCGTATGAGAGTATACATCGATCCGTATGCTGTTGCTGACTATGTAAACGTTGGTTATAAGGGTACTAACCCATATGACGCAGGTCTATTCTATTGCCCATACGTACCATTAACAATGGTTCGTGCAGTAGGGGAAGACACATTCCAACCAAAAATCGGTTTCAAGACTCGCTACGGCATGGTCTCAAACCCATTCGTTGGATCAACACCTGCAAACGGTCTTGCAAATGCGAAGACAAACCAATACTACCGTATCTTCCGCGTGGACAACATCCTCGGATCATAAGGTATACCTTAAAAAAAATAAGAAGAGGGGCGATGCCCCTCTTTTTTTTAGTTATTTTTTATTATAAATAGTGTTATGGCAGAACTAACAGAAAATTTTAATTACTTACAACCTACCAGTTTTAAGTTAACAATCGACAGAAGGAACTTTCCTAACTTGGAGTTCTTTTGTCAAACGATAACTCATCCAGGATTGATTGTACCACCTGCAGAAATGCCAGTAAGACGAATGCAGTCTATTCCATTTCCAGGTGAATCGCTAACGATAAATGAATTGTCTTGCGATATTCTTCTGGATGAGAATATGGAAAGTTATACCGAGATGTATAATTGGATATTGAGAAATCAGAAAACAAATCTTGAGTCTCCATCCAAAATGTTGAATAATGGTAAACCACCTACATATGCAGACATCACGCTATCAATTCTGTCAAGTCATAACAATACAACAAAACAAGTTAGGTATGTTGACGCGATGCCGACATCGTTAGGAGACATACAGTTTTTATCTACAGCATCGGGATCTGAATTCATTGTATTCAATGCATCTTTTAGATTCAGTTATTTCGAAATAAAATAGGATAAGATAATGGGAAGAAGACGTAGAGGAAGAAGTAAGGCACGATTGATTGCTAGATCGTTCCGTATCTTTAGAAAACCTAGTTCACAGCAAGAGGTTATTCAGTTTAACCCTGAAACAACTGACCAACCTATTGTTGAGAAAAAGGTTGTACTCCAAGACTCCGCACAGACAACTATTGATACATTCGATGGGACAGAATTACGTGCGGCACATTATTTTATTTCCGCACAGACATCTGGGGATAGTGCTCACCAAGCACAACAGATATTCGTAACTCATGACGGAGACACTGCAACATTGACATCATACGGTACACTACTACATGGAACAGATACAATCGTTACATACGATGCGTCCATAGATGGTAATGATAGAGTTTCGCTATTAGCAGATCCGCAAAATGTACAATTGCAATTTTCTTTTGAACGTGTTGACGTGAAAAAAGCAACAACTTCATAGAGGTATAATACATGTCAGTAGCACAATTTAGAGTAGAAAATGGACTTATACCTGCCGAACATAATGATGCGGATCTAGGTCATAATACAGCACAATGGAAAGATGTTTATGTCGCAGGAGATTTGAAACTAGGGACAAAGACACTAGATTCAAGTTTTGCCTTGACATCAACTGATTTAAGTGTTAATCAGATTACACTAGGTAGTTTGACTATTGACTCTTCTACAACCTTTGGACTTGACTCTGCAGGTATCGTAAACATAATCAATGCCAATCCTACACTTGACTCCGCACTCGTTGTAAACATAATCAATCAAGAGACTCTTGACTCAAATCATGTAAAGACATTGATTGCCGAAGAAGGTCTTGACTCTGCATTAGTCAATCAGATTATCTCACAAGCAACATCTATCACTGACTCTTCATTGGTTCAACAGTTGATAGACAGTGCTTACGTTCAACTCAAAATGCCAGGATCTGTCATAGCAACTAAACTTGATAACGAAGGTTACATTTATGCAAATCAACCACTGATCCAGTCTTTCATTACAGGATTCTCTTCACCAATTGTTACCATAGACAGT